ATTATTTATAAGTATGCTGTTTTGTACAACAATGCATATGTAGTAATAGAATCAAATGATGTAGGTCAAGTTGTATGTAATGGTTTATACCACGACTTTGAGTATGAGAATATGCATGTATCCAGTGCTATCAAAGCGAATGCTCTTGGTACTGAGATGACACGTAAGGTTAAAAGACTTGGCTGTTCTGGTATCAAAGACCTGCTTGAAACACAAAAGCTAGATATAGTAGATGAAGAAACAATACTTGAGATATCAACGTTTATATCTAAAGGTCAATCATTTGAGGCCTCTGAGGGCAACCACGATGATATCATGATGAACCTGGTTATGTTCGGTTACTTTGCTACGACAGAAATGTTTAGAGATCTAACTGACATAGACATAAAACAAATGTTATATGATCAGCGTATAGCAGAAATAGAAAATGATATACCATCGTTTGGATTTATAGATGATGGTAGTGATGCTATTGCTGAAATAGAACGCAGAGAAGAGAATTTGCCTTGGGCACTTGAATATCAGCAAGATTTTTAATATTATAAATAACAATAATTGAAAATAACCGTATTATGGAAAACATATCATTTAGTTTCAAAGAAGGACAGAAACCATGGCAGTAGGCGCACCATCAGAATCTCCGGCAATAGTTGTCAGAGAACTTGATAGAAGCGGTGTCGTACCCAACGTTCAAACAACAACTGGAGCATTTGTAGGAAATTTTAACTGGGGTCCTGTACAGCAGGCTACTCAAATTCCAAACGAAACATCTCTAGTAGAACGGTTCGGGTCTCCCGATTCATCAAACACAATAGAATTTCACGGCGCTGCATATTTTTTACGATATGCCAGCACATTACAGGTAGTCAGAGAAGTTACTTCTGCTGCTTTCAACTCATATGACTCTGACGCTAACGCGACAGTATTAGTCAAAAACAGAGATAACTGGGATGACCAGATTGCTGCTCGCGATAGCGATAAGCATACATTCATCGCAAAGTATCCAGGCAATTTAGGCAACTCAATCAAAGTATCAGTATTACCGGCAGACTCAGGCGATGCCTCAACAATATTTGATGCTTGGACTTACGCAAGTTCATTTGATGCCGCTCCAACAACATCGACCCATGCAGCCGATAGAACAGCAACATCTGATGAAGCACACGTTGCTGTCATTGATGAAGACGGTTTATTTGGCGGCACAAAGGGTGCTGTATTAGAAACATTCCCATTTGTATCCTTAGCTTTAGGTGCATTGAATGCGGATGGATCTACTAACTATATTAAGGATGTTGTCAACAATTCATCAGAATATGTATGGATGGCTGGTTTCGGGGATGCATTAAAATTCTCTGACACTGCAGGCACAACTGCTGATAGCGGAGATAGCTATCTTCAGACAAACGGTGCACCAACAAATGTCGACATATCGTTGAAAAATGGTATCAATTCAGGTGTACTAACACCAACTGAATATGCCACAGGATTCGATAAGTATGAAGATGTTGATACTATCCAGGTAGACTTCCTTATTGCTCCAGGTATGACTACAAGAACGGATCAAACAACTGTTGTCAACGATCTTGTAACAATAGCACAAACAACACGTAAAGATTGTGTTGTAACAGCTTCACCTGCAAGAGCAGACGTTGTCGCATCTACCACACCGGTAACAAATGCAGTAGCAACTGCTAATACATTTACCAACTCATCTTACCTTATTGTAGATAATAACTACCTTAAAGTATATGACAAGTACACTGATCAATACATCCAGATCCCAGCGTCTTCAAGTACTGCTGGTATTATGGCTGCATCAGACTTCAACACAGCACCTTGGTTCTCGCCAGCTGGTCCACGTAGAGGTCAATATGTAGGTATTACATCATTGTCTTATTCACCAAACAAAGCAGAAAGAGATACGCTTTACAAAGCTGGTCTTAATCCGATAGCAAATATACCTGGTCAAGGTGTATTACTCTTTGGTGATAAAACTAAATTAGCAAGACCAAGTGCATTCGATCGTATTAACGTACGTAGATTGTTCCTAGGCATTGAGAGAGCTATTTCGATAGCTGCGCGTAACGTAATGTTTGAATTCAACGACGAGTTTACTCGAGCTGAATTTAAAAACGTTGTTGAGCCTTTCTTACGAGAAATACAGGGTCGACGAGGTATTACAGACTTCAGAGTCGTTTGTGACGATACAAACAATACAGCCGCAGTGATTGATCGAAATGAATTTAAAGCGAACATCTTCATCAAACCAGCACGTTCTATCAACTACGTAACTCTAACGTTCGTAGCCGTCAGAACTGGTGTTGACTTTGCTGAAGTCGTTGGCACAGTTTAATTGACAGATAGGAGAATATAAACATGGCTATTCTTGGAGTAGACGACTTTAAAGCCAAGTTGAGAGGCGGTGGGGCCAGAGCCAATCTGTTCAAAGCGACAATCAACTTCCCAGCTTATGCAGGGGGTGATGTAGAATTAACATCATTCTTATGTGAAGCTGCACAACTTCCAGCTTCTACGATGAGTGTCATTGAGATACCTTTTCGTGGAAGACAACTTAAGCTAGTAGGAGACAGAACATTTGATGTTTGGTCACCGACTATCATTAATGATACAGACTTTGCAATTCGGAATTCAATGGAAAGATGGATGAACGGTATTAATGCACACAGTGCAAATACTGGTCTTACAGCTCCTGTTGATTACGAAGCTGATCTTATTGTAGATCAGATCGACAGAGATGGATCGATCCTAAAATCTTATAACTTTAGAGGATGTTTCCCAACAGACTTATCCGCTATTGATGTAGCATACGGTTCGAACGATGAAATCGAAAGATTTACAGTATCATTCCAGGTTCAATACTGGGAAGCAAATACAACCTCTTAAGGTTTGTATATATAAGATCATAGCGAGGCATTCACTTGCCTTGCTACCACTATTATTGAAAGAAAAATATGGCTGAAACTACGCTAAAATTCTTTGGGTTTGAACTACGACGAGCTAAGAAAACCGAAGTAGCACAATCCAAATTAAAGTCTATTGTACCTCCAGTAGATGAAGATGGTGCTGGTTACGTAACCGCAGCTGGTGCACATTATGGTCAATACATTGATATTGACGGAGATAAATCAAAAGATAACTACCAGATGATACAAAAGTATCGTGGTACTGCGTTGCATCCTGAAGTAGATGCTGCGATAGAAGATATTATGAATGAGTCAATCAGTGGCGCTGAAGAAGGCTTTGCTGTACAACTCGAGATGGAGTCATTAAAGACTTCAAACGGAATTCAAAAGAAAATCCAAGCAGAGTTTGAAGACATCTTAAAGATGTTACACTTTACTGACTTGGGTCATGATATATTTAGACGATGGTACATTGATGGCAGACTTGCATTTCACTTAGTTGCGAATGTAGATAATCCACAAAAAGGTATTGAGGATATAAGACCTATCGATTCTGCAAAGATTCGTAAGATTAAAGAAGTTAAGACTTCAAAAGATCCTGTTACTGGTGCCAAAATCATTGAGAACACAGATGAATACTACATTTATCAAGAGAAACCAGGTGTACAACAGTCTGGCGTTAAGCTAACTAAAGACTCTGTTCTTTATGTTACATCTGGATTGCTTGATGAAACACAAAAGAAGATTATATCTTATCTTCACAAAGCATTAAAACCGCTCAACCAGCTACGTATGATGGAAGATTCATTAGTAATCTATCGTCTTGCACGGGCGCCTGAGCGCAGAATCTTTTATATTGATGTTGGTAACCTACCGAAAGGTAAGTCCGAAGAATATATGAAAGGCATAATGGCGAAGTATCGAAACAAACTTGTATATGATGCTTCAACTGGTGCAATAAAAGATGACAGAAAACATATGTCAATGCTTGAAGATTTCTGGTTACCACGTCGTGAAGGCGGTAGGGGAACAGAAATTTCTACATTGCCAGGTGGTGATAACCTTGGACAAATAGACGATATTCTAT